ACCAACGTTGCTATAATTAGTAGTCCTTGTAGAGCTTCATTTATTTCTGCTATTGTTATTATATACACACTAACTCCTAATACTGTTGGTTCAAATCCATTCATTTTATTCTGTTATTAAATCCCAAGATTGATTTTCTTCATTCCAGTTATAAATATTACCATCTTCTGGATATGGTACTGGTGATTGCCACTCATAATTTTCATCTAATACCCAACTTGGATATGGTTGTGATGGATAAAATACATTATTGTCGCTATCCCAAGTATAACCGATTGAAGCAAATACATTTCTAAAATTACCATTATAAGATGTTTGTACCCAATTTCTATGTCCATACAAACTTTCACAAAAGTTTATACCTAATTCCTCTGATTCTTTACCGTTTTCAGTTATTACATCATTTGATATAACAATTACTCTTTTAACTATATTATTGTCTATTTCTGCAAAGTGTGCCATAATCTAAATTTTAACTGTGAACATAAGTACCACTTGATTTATAAACTAATACTGTATCTGAACCTTCTGTTACTACAGTTGGCGAACCTGTTGTTGTTCCACTGTATACAGATGTAGGCATCCTTAATATAACAACTCCTGAACCACCTGCTTGACCTGTTTTATAATAAGTAGAACCACCTGCTCCACCACCTCCTCCAGTATTTGCAACTCCTGCACTTGGTGAAGCACCTCCATCAGCACCATTTCTTGACGCTCCAGTACCACCACCACCAAGTCCACCTAAACCTTTTTTAGTTGGGTCGGCAATAACACTACCTCCACCACCTCCTCCAGCGTAGTAAACATCTGAACCACTCACTTCCCCAACAGAATAAGTAGATGCGTTAGAAGAACTTAATATATTAACAGCTACACCGTCTCCACCATCTTTACTTCCTTTTTCTCCAGCTCCACCGCCACCACCACCACCATCGGTGCTTCGTTGACCTCCTCCTGCAAATCCTTGTCCGCCAATACCATTTCCAGGATTACGGTATGCTTGTCCTCCACCTCCACCTGAACCACCGCTATTACCTGCAAAACTACTTGTGTTCGCTCTTGCACCTACCCCACCTCCAGAAGATGTTATAGTGCCATAAAGATAAGTTGTGTTTGGTGTTTGTATAGAAGAATCTACACCGTTTGTATTGCTATTTGCACCTGAACCTGCTCCTACTGTTATTGTATAGGTTCCAGGTTCTAAATTCAAAGAAGGTTCTGGACTTGATGCTGTACCAGATGTTGAACCATAAGAAGTACGAAGACCACCAGCACCTCCTCCGGCAGAAGGGTAATAAGTGTTAGTACCACTTGCTCTACCACCACCTCCTCCACCTGCTACAATAAGATAATCCATACTTGTAACGCCAGATAATCCTTCATTGTATAGTGATAAAACTTCACTTGCTGTTAATCTGTCTTTAAATATTCGCAGGTTATCCATATAACCATTAAAATATTGTGAATTATTGTTTACTGTGTTAAATGTAGCACCTATCACATCGTAATAATTTCTTGAACTTCTTGTCCAATCTGTTGCATAACCTACTCTTGTACCATTTAAATAAATTTCTGCTGATTCTGTTGCACTATCTGTTGCTGGTGAAATAAAAACTAAATGATTCCAAGCATCTACATTTAAAGCGGTATCACCTATCATACTTTCAGCATAAGAACCTAAACTTGGTTTATTAGCATCACTTTGGTCGGCAAAATATATTCTACAAAAAATACCAGTGCCATTTGAAATATTTAAAATTGAACCAACACCTTGTTGTTCAGTACTTGGGTTATTTAATCCCTCCCAATAAATCCATACGCTTAATGATAAATCATTTGAGTTTGTCCAGCCATCTAAATCACTTAATCCAGAATCTCCTGCTGGAAATGTAATACTATCTTTTCCTGATATATTTTTTACTCCTGTAGAATCAAAATAACCACTTGTTGTGCCAAATATTACTTGGTCTGTTGTTAATGCTATAGAACCATTAGCAGTTAGTGTTTGTGTACTTGTGCCATCAGTTATAGAACTTTCAAATTCTATCCAACAAATACAATTACCATCACTAAATGGGTCGCTACCTAAATCTGCTGACCTACCTGCCCCTGCTGCAGGACCTAAACCAATTAATTTTTTATCTAAACTCATATTAACCTAAATTTGGAAAATCAAAACTCATAACTGCTTTTTTAGTAGTTTTAGAATTGATTTCTGATTCAACACTATCTGCAATATCTCTTAAAGACTGCCTTTGTGTTGTAATATCTTCAGGTATTGCAGTTCCTAATTCTTGGTTTCTTACAATATACCAATCTGTTTTTTGTAATTCGTTTCTTACTTCGTCTTTTATTACTTCTATTTGTCTTGCTTTTAATTCAGACAATGTTTCATCCCAAGTTAAATTTTCTTTATCTCTTTTGAATACTTCATTATCTGCATCAAAATAAATATCACCTAATTTTTCAACTCTTGAATCGTGACTATCAATTATTACAGAATAAAAACCATAAGATTTTAATTCATCATCTGAAAGTAAATTAAATCCACCAATTACTTTATCCCAAGATTTTGGTAATCTGTTATATGTTTTAATTTGTCCGTTTATTTCTATTGCTTTCATATTTTATAATATTATGGTGTTGTTGATGAAGTATAAGTTGCTACTGAATAATTAAATACTGCGTCTGCTGAATCATCTACACAAACTACTTGAAGATAATTAGTTCCAGTTCCATCATAATCAACTCCCCCTACTTTGTTAAACGTTTCGCTTGTTGCTGCATCACTATCAAGCGTAATTGTTTGTGAACCTGTTAGTCCATAAATTCCTATTACTTGTCCTTGCTTAAAATTAGTAAAGTCTAATTCTAATGCTCCTGTTAATGAAGCAGTAAATTCAAATGTAGTTCCAGCTGACCAGTCAATACTAACTGCTCCTGAAGTATCTGATTTTTCTACTTTAGCTGTATATCTATTTTCTATTTTAGCATAAGTAATTTGGTCATCTGCTATATGTGCTGTGTCAATAGAACCATCTACATAATGTTCTGAATTTACACTATCATCTGCTATTTTAGTTCCATCTACAGCATCTGCTGCTAATTCTGTTGTATCTACTGCTCCTGCAGCAATCATAGCATTTTCAACAGCATCATTAGCTATTGTAACTGCTCCTGCTGACATAGTAACGTCTCCACTAATTGATAGACTACTTCCATCACCTAATAAAGCGTATAGTTCATTAAAGTTTGAATTTGTAGATTGCATTGCGGTTCTTAATGGGTCACCTGTCCCATCATTTGCTGCACTACCTACGTTTATTGCTGTTTTTGCCATTTTATTTTATTTTAATATACTGTTGCGTCTGCTGTTAAAGTTGTGCTATCTGCACTAAATAATGTCGTATCTACTGTCAAGTATGAGCCGTCTGCATCAAAAGGATAAATTATACCCCATCCATTCGCTTCATTAACGTTCCCAAACCAACTTACACTATATATTGACCCGAATGACATCTTTTATCTTTTTTAAATAACTACTTAATTTAAATTCGTTTTCTTTCTTTGGCTTGTATGTCTGCTTGTTATCTTTCATAAAACCCAATTCGTAAAGTTAACATCTCTTTCAGGATACATTCCTCCATCTTGACTTCCTATATAATCAGGATAAAGGTCTAAATTATCATCCATGTAATCAATAAATCTTTTAGCATAAAAATCTGCTGTTTCTGTAGCGTGTTTAGTTAGTTTAGTTATTTCACTCTCTGAAACAGAAGTTGCATTTTCGCTATTATGTTTATATATACCTCCATTTGATATTTGATAAGCAGCATAAGGTAAATATGTTGCCTGTGTGTACCAAATAAGCATTGGTTTAATGTATGTGTTGATTAGTGTTTCATTATCGCTCGATAATGTGCTATTTATTACTTGAGTTTGCAATGCACTATAAAATCTTGTACCTAAATAATTTTGTATATAAGTATCTTGTGCTACTTCTACAAATTGTATAAGTTTATCAGTATCTACATTACCATCAATGATGGATTTTCTTTTTAGTTCTTCTAATGTAATAAATAATGCTTTCATTTTTTATAATTTGGATGATGTCCCCTGTTTGCCATATCTTTTGGTGCAATTTCCACTTCTGGAGCGTTTTTAGGCTCTTTTAAGCCATCTTTTATTGCTTCTTGTTCACTAACCAGGTTATTATCAGAAACCTTCTTCTTATACACCTTTAATTCCCAATAGTGATGACAATTTACACCGCCTTTATACTTAAATAATGAATAGTTCTGTCCTTTATGACCTAATTCTTTATTTATACCTCTAAAAGACATCATATTTATATCTTCTTTTCTAAATACAAGATTTTGACTTGTTAATAGCTCCATTCTTTGACAAAAACGTCTGCTATCTGCTGAATTTCTTACAGGACCATAAGAATATCTAACCTTATATGTTGAATTATCCTGTGATGATACACTATTAGGTTTAGCATCATCTTTTGACACTTCTGCAAGTTTAGTAAAGTCAAATTCTGCTTCTGTATCTTCTACTTTCTCTGTATGTATAAGTTCCCAGTCATTTTCATCTACTTTTTCACCTAAACTTTCAAGTTGAGATAGTAAATCATCACCTTCTTCATCATTAAAGTCATTTTTCTCTTGTGATGATAGTTTTTCACCTGTTTCTTCTTCTCTTTTAATCTTTGTTTCAATATTATCAAGCTCTGTAAACTCAATTGGTTGTAGAGTAACAAAGTAAAGGTTGAGATTTATACCATTAAATGATAATAATTCATTAAAAGCATTAATTAAAAGAGTTTGGAATGGTCTAATTACAATATTATCCATTAAAACAGATGCAGTTCTTAATTCTTCTGCATTATTTCCAAAACCAGTGTTATCTTTTATACCAAGAAGTATAGGAGAAACAACACCGTGACCAATCATTATCTTTTCTCTTGATTCTTTAGCTAAAAACTCATATTGAGCATGAGCATCTGGCAGATTAATTGGTTCTACATTTGCTTGAGCTTCACTATCTTCATTAAAACATAATATAAATTTACCTGCATTAGAAGACCC